TGCCTTCGCATCCTGTCTGCTAGTCTTCTGACCCGCTTCCGAAATGACTTGTGCTGTGTATGAGTGGACATCAAAACCCTCCGATACTTCTTTCATTGCTACTTCATCTTGTGACAAGAATGCCGCCACACGAAACTCTAGCTGAGCGAAGTCAGCCTCCATTATCTTACCTCCTGCAAATCGGGACTTGAATACCCGTTTTACAGGAAATGTACCACCACGTGGCATGTTCTGCATGTTAGGGTCACGCCCTGAGAACCTGCCAGTGGATGTCATGTGCTGTGTAAGCCGCACATGAAGCCTACCATCTGCCTTAGTGAAAGAACGAATGCCATCCACAAAGCTGTTCAGGTAAGTATCAACAGCACTGAGCCTGCGAATCTTAGATAAGAAGCTCACTGCCTCATCCATGCCCTTTGAGTACGCAATGCGCTCTAAGAACTCCAGATTAGTCTTACTGGTGCTGAATCCATTAGCACTGTGCCACTTAGCACTAGGCGCTGAAAACTTTAGTCCAGCTAACTTAGGTAACTCTTTAAGTTCATAGCCACGCCCTAAACATGTAGGACACTTAGTTGGCTTCTTGAAATCATCACCATCTTTCTTCTTCTTGAAGAATGATCCATTGCCCTTGCACTGAGAACATTTGAATGCCTTAGTACGTCTGACCGGAACACTTGACTCATTAACGAATCGTTTGAAGTCAGTAGGACTCATATAAGGATCAGCGTTATTTGCCCAATCAGTTTTGTTGATAGGTTTTCTGCTGTAGATAACCCATGATAGTTGTTCAGGCGAATTCAGGTTGATCGGAGTATCACCCATAAGTGATAAGACATGTGAATTTAGATCACGTATAAGTGATAATTTCTCATTCTCAAACTCCTTGCGCACTTCTTCTAATGCCTGTTCATCTACTGTGACTCCATTACGGTAGATCTTATTGAGGAGTGAGCACGTCTCCATGGTCAACTCAGCCACTGGCATCAGTCCACGTGAATCATCATCCCTGAAGTCAGCCATCTGGTCATAGAACAGAGAGAATGTGGCACGCAGGTCAGCGTACAGATATTCTTTTAGTTCTTCATATGGAATCTGATCGACACCATACCCCTGCTTCATGTACTCCTTGAGAGTGTCCTGCTTCTTGTACTCAAGCTCCCTGCGCTCGACACATGCTTCCAGTGACAGCGGTTGTTTCTGCCCACGTTGCAGGATGTACTCACCTAGCATTGTGTCCCACACGCCACCATCATATTTGAATCCAGTCTCCAAGATCCACTGCAAATCGTGTACGGCATTGTGAGCAATTAATACTGTAGTTTTATCCAGTATTTCTTGTATCTCAGAGCAGTCACGCTGTCTGTATTCATACTTACAATCGTACTCAGTATGATCAAACGTCCAGTGCTTAGGCTCCTCACCTTCAATCTGTATCCCTACCATGACCAACGAGTTGGTTGGTGTGAATGGATCGAGGTGTAGCTTCCCATCAATCTTCGTGACTGTGTTCTCTACGTCAAGAACAATTCTCATTCTTGTGCCTCTCTAAATATTCGACAGCGCGTTGCACTATCTCTGCATCATCACTAAACGATCCTAACCCAGAATTGCAGTTGAAACAAATCCAACCTCTGAAAGTGTCAGTGTCATGGCAATGATCTAACACCCATTGTTGTAGCTTCTTCTGCCCATGCGATGCAATCTCAGCAAGTGTCTGCTGACAGATGGGGCACGCATAGTCTGCATCTGGCGCAGGTATCTCCCTCTTTAATCGTGTAATAACTTGGCTGTGTTTTCTCTGACAGGATCGACACTTACGTTTGATCTCACCAGACTCCATATGCTGAAAGTTCTCTGGGGGCTGTCTAACGCCACACTTCTTGCAGATGATGCCATCCTCATCCTCATACTGAAAGTGTGTGTTGAACATCTCCAGTTGATCATGGCTCACACCTCATACCTTCCGATATAATAGTTGAGCATACAATCCACACGTCCGTGCCATCCAGTCAGCTTGTTCTTAGCCACGTTAATGTGCCTAACAAAGCCATCGTCCTCAACGCCTTCGACAGGGGGATCTTTACTGATCAACAGCATCAGGTCAGCCTCACTAGCTTTACCTGTCTTACTGCCCTCCATCATCGACTGATTGAGATTGATCTTGCCCTCAGCCTCAGCACTTAGCTGTGACATGTAGAAGATTGCACAGTTATATTCCTTGGCGATCTGCCTAGCGTGAATGGCACAGATCTTGAGTCCCTCGTGTGACTGATCTGGTGCGAACTTATCACCCATATCAAGCACCACAACATCAGGGCTGTATGTCTTACAGACTAACTCTACCCAATGCATAGACTGACCAGTGGCATCCTTGATCTTAATATTCTCCTTGAGCTTAGACCAGCGATGGTGCGCCTCACGTGGATTAGCACGAATCTCCTTCATCGTCATACCACTAGCCGCTGTCAGGTAGCGTGCCCCAACCCGGTGTGTAGCCTCCTCGTTACATAAGATCACACACTTAGCACCCTGTGCCGCAAAGCCATTGGGACCAGCGATCAGTGACGCATGGAAGGATGTCTTCCCTGTGTTAGGGCGAGCACCGCCTACGACTAGGTGTCCTGCATTCACACCTTCAACATGCTGTCCAAGTGTAGGCAGATTGAAATGCCAACGAGTCTCAAGATCATTCTTCTCAAGGAGTGTCTCAATATCCAAGTCATCCCACTCAATGTTGAGATCAGGTAGGAAGTCATCACGGTAATTGCTCACCAGCCTACGTAGAGGCTCAAGAGAAGACTGAGAACCATTGACGTAATCAAAGCCTATGTTAGCAATCTCCTCGCCTAGATACTGCTGAAACAGTTTAGATAGAATGTCATTAGCAACATCCCTACCAATTGCATCCTCAGTACGTAGCTTGTGGAACACGCCCTTGTACACATCTTTCTGTGCGGTAGTCATTGTTGGATCGCTCGCAAAGAACAACCCTTCAACCTCATTCACAGATAGATCACGATTGTACTTGATCATAGACTCGTCTATCAGTGTTTTAATCTTACTTAGATCTTTACTAAAGAGACGATGGGGACACTTATCTCCTTTGTACTCCTCATAAAATTCTTTATTCAGCAGGCTCTTCAGTAGTGCCAGTTCCATTCGTATCCCCTCCAAATATCTTGTCCCAGTTATCACGGTATGCGTCAGAATTTTTGACACGTGACCTAGAACCTTTGCCACCTTGCCATGAACCACCCTTGGGTTTGTCACGGTTCTTTATCCAATCCTGATTGCGCTCATTCAGGGAGTCACGCCAGTGTTTACCTGTCATCAAGTTCCTCCAATGGAATAACGTCAACCTCATGGATAGCGCCAATACCCATTAGACTCCTAAGTTCCCGTCTCTCAACGCAATTATCATCATAAGCAATTGCATTCTTATCCCTGTTGATAACAACACGTGCCTCTTGGCCGTAACCAAATCCAATGACACCGCCATCGTATCTAACACCGGAAACTTCCATGTCTAAATCGTGCACGATTGAAGAGATCATGTGTGCAAGTTTATGGAACTCATTTATGCTCATTTCTAATTCATTACTCATTGGTTTAACTCCTCTTTATCATCCCACCACTCAACTGATTCAAAGTCGAATGGCTCATGGTCTACGGTGTACTCATCTAAGATCATGTCAACAGCCTCAATGCGTCTGCTAATCTCAAATGCATCCTGCTCAAGATCACCTACTACATATGCGTTTCTAGATACACCATCCTTGACTGATAGGTATTCATCTATTCTATGATGACGATACTTGCGTAACTCAGCAACGAGTATGCTGTCTGACAAATCACTCAGTGTATCTCGCAAATTGTGTTCATCAACTTCAATCTCACTCAAGAAATCAATGAGTTTCATTACACTCTCCTTTAATACCAGCCCATTGCACGACCGAAGCCGAACACGTTAATGCACACGAAGTACGATGTCAATAACAATACCCATGCCGCACCTCT